TATTTTTTTATAATAGCACCTTGAACAGCTGATTGATATTTTAAATCTTCTTTAGCTGCATCAACCTCCTCTTGCGTTTGAAAGCTTTGTGAGACAATTCTATTAGCTTCAGCAGTAGAATTAGACAATAGTTTAGATAGTTTTCTTTCTTTAAAAGACTCTAAAACTATATCTTCTTTTTCTATTTTTTGCCCTGTTTTAGCTAATGTTTCTCCAAACTGTTTTAGCTCTTCATCTTCTGATGTCAACAGCTCTTGCTCAATAACACTAGCAAGTCTACCTTCTTTTTTTGATTCTAAATATGCTTCTTTAGCCTTAGAAAGATCATTCTCATTAGCAGCTAAAAATTGTTTTCTAATTTTATTACTTTCTTTTTCTACTTCAACGCCTTTAGCACCAGCAACTGGAGGATAATACATTTCAGTTGAGGTGTAGTCATTAGCAAAAAGTTCTTCAGCTTCTGTATTATCTGCTTCTTCTGCTACCTTTTTTTCTTCTTTGAACCTGTCAATTTCTTTGGTTACAACAACTTCCTCTAGCTGATTTCCAGCCATTGGACCTATTGCTTTAGCTCCCCCGTCTTTATCTCTTTCAAAATATTTATTAGCATATCTTTGAAAAGCATTATCGTCAGCTAATTCAGGATATTGTTCTACAAGTTCTGTTTTTGAATAATAACCCCCGTCTTTTATTTTATACTTTGGCTCCTTTGCTTGTAATTCTGATTCCAATAAAGAATCTGCCTGCGGTAATTCCATAGTTTCGCCCTCTGCAATCGCAGGATTTGTTTCGGGCGTTAGCTTTCCCAAAAAAGAAGCTTTATATTTGTCTACTTCAGCTTGAATTTCAGCATTAGTTTTACCTTCAGCTTGCAAATTAGCAACTAAGTTGTCTAAAATTTGTTTTTGCTCTTCTGTTAACATATAGTTTTTTTTAGGCTATTGATAATTAAATTGTTCACGAGAGCTAAATAGCTTGCTCATGTATTCTTGTATTTCTTTAGGTTTTAGTTTCATAGATGCCAAGTAAGCTCTTGAAAACGCTATTGGATCATTTAATTCATCTTCACTTATATCAATTAAAATTCCGCCATCAGTGGTTACAGTATACATACCTTCAATGGGCTTTGTTGTTTCTACCTCTTTACTAGGCCCTCCATCACGGTCTGGAATAGATTCAATTTTCGTGCCTATTTTATCAGCAATCTCAACGCCTTTAATATCTCCACGCTTAATAGCTTTTCTTAAAGTATTTTTTTCTTGACTTATTAAATTTCCTTCGTCATCATATGATTGATTGAAAATTTGTTGAGCATTTCTATTTATATCTTTAAGTCTTTGAATAACTGCATCTTCTGATGTGTTATTATTACCAGTATTAGCACCACTTCCTTTTGTTCTTGCTTTTTCAGCGGCATTAAATTTATCTTGCTCTACTTTATCGTATAAGCCAGAAGAAACCTGAATCCAATCTTCTTTAAAAAAATCAAGAAGCTTCTTTTTATCAACCTCAGGCATGCTATTAACAAAACTTGATACAGTTTGTTTTGTTGGATCAAATGACTTTGCTAAATCTGTATTACGTGCTTCTCTAAAAGCTTCTGTACCAAAACGCTCGTCAGTTATATATTGTGTAAGCTTTTTGCTTAAATCGCCTTCACCTAAAGCTTCTGTATATTCTTCAAATGATGCACCAAACTTTTCTCGAGCCCAACCTTGTGCAATTCCTTGCTCATCACGCTCTATTTTGTCCATATTATAAATACCATCTTCACCCATTTTTTCAATAGCGCGCATAGATCTAGTCTCATATATGTTTTTAACATCTGATTCAAGAAAATCTTCTGAAGAAACTGTTGGTTTATATAAAACACTTGGTAGTTTATCTATATCTGACAGGGGAACTCTTACTGGTTCGGATCCATCTCTGGTAGGAAAATTACCTTCCATTATAATTTCTCCGTTTTCATCAGTATTCCATTTTATATCTGCTTCTCCATTTACTACTGCACTCCAAAACTCTTCATAATAAGGGTCGTTTGCATTTGACAATGTATCATTTTCTAAACCTGCAAGATACTTTTCAGCTCCAGTTAATAATACTTGTTCCGCAGCCTTATATTGCCCAGTCTGAGATTGAAGTGTTGTCATGCCTTTTCTATAATCAGCATAAGTTATTTCGTTATCTTTTAAAGCAATTGCTAACTTATTTGCTTTGTCTACCTGTGCTGTAGCAAATAAAGCTCTATTATTGCTCAAAGGCTCAACTTTTGTTTTACCTTTAAAATAAAGCCCTTCTTCCTGCTCCTTAGTTATTTTATCAAGTTGAATTTGACGGCTCATTCGCTGCCACTCTTGATTTTCTCTGTCTCTGCTTCCTCGGCTAATTATTTGCCCAGCACGTGAACCCTGTCTAGAGCCTAGCTCTATTGCTCTGTTGATTGCTTCTGAAGGATCATACTCTGCAATTCTTTGCCCCGCTAAGTAATTTCTAAAGCTTCCTAAATTTGTATCCATGTGTATCTAAATTATCCGTATTTTGCTTGCATAAATCCTGACCCTGCTCCGCTCGCGGCTTGGCTCATTCCTTCTAAGAACATTCCACGTTGTTTTTCGTATGCTGCAGCTTTTTGTCCGGCTTCAGCTTGTCTAACACCCATTATGCTGGCTAATCTATTATATTTAGCACCTTGAACAGTCATATCACCAGCTCTTGATAATCTATCTGCTTCAAACGACATTTGTGCTCCAAATCGAGCTGCGTCATTCTGAGCGCCCATATTGGCTAAATTAAACTGATTGTTAGCTGCAAACTGTGTTTGAGCAAATTGGTTTTGAGAGCCAACATTAAACTGATTCATATTAGCCTCAGCACCAAACCTGGTTTGAGCAAACTGGTTAAGAGCTCCAGCGTTAAATCTAGCAGCATCGTTTGCCGCGCTTGCTCCAAATGCCGCGGCTTGATTTTGGGCACTAGCGTTAAAAGCAGATGCCTGATTAGTTTGCCCTACATTAAACTGTGCTTGGCCTAAATCAAATTGAGAAGATAAATTGCCTTGAGCAAGTTGCTCTCTTTGTAATTGCATTTCACCCTCAGCCCTTCTAATATTATTAGCTTTAACCTGTTGATCTATATCTGCCGCAATTCCTGCTTTAGATTTTGCAGCCGCAGCTGCTAATGCTGTTGCACCACCACCTCCGGTACCAGCTTGTGCAGCTAAGTCTTGTGATGCAGCAAGCGATTGATCAGCTTCTTGTGCGGCCATTTCAGATGCTGCAGTAGAAACTTCTAAATTTCTAAATTCATTTGTAAGGCCGGTGTCGGCACCTGTTGCTAAACCTGCAACATTTGTATTAGCCGCACTATAACCTTGAGCGTCGTATCCTTGAGAAGTATAGCCTTGAGCACTGCCTAGTATAGGCATATCAGCCTGAGCAGCGCTTGCTAAAACACCTGCTTCAGCAGAACTTGGCGTATAAGAAGCACCTTGCATGCCGTCATAAGCGTTTTTAAATTTAAACGCCATTACTTTTGCTTCAGCTTTCTTTTTAGCCGCAGCTGCACGCGCAGCCGCTCTTCTTTTTCTTCTTCTTCCAAATAAAGAACCAATACCTTTTATCAATCCCCCGGCAGCACCTGCAAGTGCACCTATTGCCCCGGCAGTTAGAACACCTCCTCCATATTGTCTATAGTGTGAGGGATCATGCAGCTCTAAAGGTACTATTGTATTACTTGCTGTTTCTAATATAGTCTGTATAATCATCTTTTGTGTATGAGTAATTAAAATCTTCTAATTCGTCTAAGTCTGTTAATTCTAATGGATTTTTAAAAACATTTTGAAATATGCTTTCTTCATGAGCATATAGTATTCTTTGCGTTCCAGCTTTAGAAAAACCTATATAGGGCGCTACAAAATGCTCTACATTGCCGCCTGTTGATATGCTTAAATGCCCTGTCAATAAAAACCATACATGGTCTCTTTTGTGTATAGCACTAAAAATCATTGAGCCTTCTTGCATAATCATTTTCCTTAAGTATAAGCCATCAGTAAAATCATGCTCTAATTTAAATAGCTTTCCTCCCTCTCTTACGCACCTTCCGTTATTATGTATAAGATCTTCAGTTACAGGACTTTTATAAAGTTCTTTTAAAAACCCTCCAACTTTTTTTGAAAAAGATCTTTCAACAATTTTTTCTTTTATATATTTGATTAAATTCATATTAATTAATTGCTTGAGTTAACAGCTTCTGAGTTTACAGCGTATAGTTCTGCTTTTGTACTGGCATTAGATGCCGGGAGAACAATTCGTGCTTTTAATAAAACACCTTTGACTCCCGACACTAACTTAGTAGAATCAGCAACTACTGCACTATTTTCAACCTTATATGTTGTTTCTTCCGAAACAATCGGAGCGAAATATTTACCTTCCTTCTCTTTGAATGGAAATTTAATTATTGTACTCATTAAGCAGATTGCGTTATGGTTATTACATGTGCAGTAATACCTGTTACTCTTGAATTATTTTTATCTATAGTTATAGTACCTGTTCTTGAAGAACCTGTTGCATTTTCAGCGACTGAAAATGTATATTGGCCAAGTTCATTCGCAACACCTACTCCATTAACCCCGTTTATTAAAATCCAAGGTTGATTTGGTGTAGCTCTTGTTTTTATATTAGCTTTTTCAGCAACGTCATCGCCTATTATCAACGGTGTTGGAGAGGTTGCAGCAAACGTATGTGCTGAAGGGTATGTCCCTAAAGCAGCAGTTTCTTCGCCAGCTCCTGTTATAGTCGCAGTAGCAACAGTGTCTTCATATATCTTAGGCAATACTATTGTAGTTTCTAAATACCCACCATCACTTGAAAGCACTTCTGTTAAATTAGCATCTGCAACATTGTAAGTAACATCGTGTGAAGTTAATAAAAATGTTTTATCAGTTGCTGAAGCAGTCCATCTTAATGTAGCTGTTCTTGTAGCCACAGTATCAAATGGATGCGTTGTATAAGCGTTGCCAACAGATGTTCCAGCCGGAGTAGTTAATACACCGGATGCAGGTGTTGCCCAAGTTAAATCATATAAAGCATTAGCATTTCCTGAAAAACTTAATACATTATTTGTTACTGTATTAGGAACTGTTAACGGTATTGAATATAATAATTGTAACCCATTAACATCTTCTGTTGTACCGTTAGACGTTCTAACATAAGGCAATGGCGTTATGCCAATAGCTCCGCCCATACCGCTGTGATTTGTGCAGTAATAATACAATGATGGTGTTGCAGTAGTTACAACTATAGTAGTAGCAGCTCCAGGGTTGCCTGGAGTTCCTGTAACAGTAACCCCTGTGCCATAATCTGGCCCATTAGCGTTTACACTAAACATAAGAGGGTGACCTGTATTGCTACTATCACTTTGATCAAATGTATAAGTGTAACCTTCTACAAGCGACAATATGTTTTGTCGTATACCGTCAATAGTATAATTATTAGTTCCGTTGTAATTAACTACCTTAACAATTTTTGTTTCTGCGCCTGTTATAGCAGAAGCATTTAAAGAGCTAAGTGCTGAAATACCAGCTGTAATGAATCCAGGCTCCATGTAGTAACCTGTATTTGGCGCAATAACCACGTTTTGCGTTTGTGCACCAGGTGTTGATAATTCAACTAATGTTGGACTAACAGCCGCGCTTGTAACTGTATCACTTATAGTTATAGTAAGTAATGAAACAGCAAAAGCAACAGCAGCTCCAGATCCATTAACATCTAAAGATAATAACTGATTTGAATTGCCTATAGTGTATTGCACTTTAAAAACAAACTTGCCATCTACTATTTCAGTAGGATTTGTAATGTTAACTGTTTCAGAACCAGAATAAGTTATACTTATTTGATCTGTTACAGAAGGATTACCTGGCAAGCTAGGATCTTTAAATGCGTAATCTGAATTTTTAGGTGAAACAAATATAGCCCATTCAAGAATATCGCCTGTTTTACCTCTGCCAACTCTTTCTCCACTAATTATAGTATTTGCTCCAACAACAGCATCTGCTCTGTTTATTTGCAATGTAGCATCAAAAACATTAGCAGCAGTAGGAACAACACCAATATCGCTTAAGTCTGTTCTTAAATAATCAAGCTCCCAGCCTCCCGTACCTTCATAACTAATGTTATTAAAAGTTTTTACTAAAGACGGGCTGTCATTTAATATAGGCTCAACGTAAGATTCTGCTGTGCCAGCATTGTAAAAATTATTTCTAGTTACAGAAGCATCATTATGTTTCCACAAAGAACCTCCACTAAAAGTGTAGTACATGTTATTTAAACTAATACCACCCTCTTGTTTAAAAGATTTAAAACTACTCCACCCTTTTGAGTTTTCATCAAATGATATTGTAAAGTAATTATCGCTAGCTGTAGCAATGTTTGTGTCATCATTGCCCTCGTAACCTTCGCCTATTATAGTTAAATTATATAGCCCATGATATTCATCATATGACCCTATTATTTCAGTTGAATTTTTTAAAGCGTCTCTAAAAAAATCACTCATTCCTGCATTTGAAATTTCTACAAGTCCATTTTGAGAAAGTCTTAATACAGTTCCTCTACTTTTATCTGTAAAATATTTAGCATAACCGTAAGCTGCAAATGACTGCGCATCTTTTGAAATTCCAAACTCTCCAGCATAGGGTGCTATAGTTCCTAAAAATTGTGTGTTACTAGTTACTGGTATAGCTCCTCCCTCTGCGGAATATATAAAGTCTTTATTTATTGGAGACCTTGATATTTTATCTTCTTGAGCAATAATTATTTGTGTATCGTCTGCAAATATCTTTTGCACTGATCCATCTTGCGGGTCTAGCGATATTGTTAAACCACCTTCAGCTTCATTAAATTGATTTATGTAATTTATATTTGTTCTAGAATTAAATAATCCACTAGAATGTATAAGAGTATTAAATCTTCTTTCTTCAGCAAAATTTTCTTTAACAACATAAGCTCTAACACCTACATCAAAAAACTTTTGATTAAAGCCTGCACGTAACCTATTTAGCTCTACATGTGTTCCTGTAGAAAACGTTAACAGATAGCAGTTAAAAAATACAACGTCTATAGTTGCTCCGGAAGTGTTTAATAAGTTTATAGCACCTCCTGTAGATGTTTCATAAAATATATCAAGATCTGATTCAAAAGGCTCTGTTTCGTAAACAACAATTCCAGAGCTAATTGTAGCGCCTGCATCTGTTCTTGTTGGAACAGTAGCGGACCCTGAAGGATTGTTAATAGATTGTACTTTTGTTAAAGACGCCGTTACTTGATTAGCCCCACTTAGTACCTTTGGATATACTGAAACATCACAAGGTGATATAGTATTTGAAGTACTTGGCGGTATTACAGCTGTTTGATCTCTTGGTATTTTGTTAATACTGTCTCCTAATCTTGAAACTGTATTAGCTCCGCTAACTACTGAAATCCAGTTATAATATTCTTGCTCTCTTTGTTTTACTACAATTCTATACGAATAAGCCCAGTCTAAACCTTGTAAGGTTTCAACTGTTGCTTGTGAAAAAGAAACTCGCAAAGCATTAAATACATTAGTACTGTCATATTCTCCAGCTCCTGCATCAATAAAAACAGTGTCATTACCTGTGCTAGATAATATTACGGGAGATTGTCTGCCGAATTTATCAGCTAAAACAATACCAACTTGATATGTTCTTCGTGATTTTACCGACATATGATCATCTAGTGCTGTATATCTAGCAGATGTTTCACCTGTTCTTGCAACACTAAATGATATATCTGGTATATCAAAATTTTGTAAAAAGTTACCATAAACTAATCTACCTCCTGCTAATTCTTGTGATTTAGCTTTTCTAGGGACAGCATCGTATATTCTAGTTAATTGATCCCCTGGTAAAGTTTTAAATGGATCTTGTGATTTATAAAAAAACGTTGTTAATGATTCTGTAGTAATAGGCTTATCTTCTACAACATATAAAACAGAAGATTGACTTTCTTTATATATTAATTCAACACCTGTTATCCCGTAACCAGATGGTGTAGGAACTGAAAGTTGTACTGATTTTACAGCATTAACAAATGTTTCAATTTCACCAAAATCTGAAATGCTTCCAGTATTTATTGCGTCAGGCAATCCTAATCTTGAAAAACATATTGGTGTAAACGGTGCTAAAATGCTATACTCGCCATCTTCAAATTTCCATCTATAAGAAAATCGTATTAATTTATTTTCTAAAAAATTTGATGTAATTAAGTTACCCTCTTCGTCAGAGTCTGAAAGCTGTAATATATTAGCGGCTTCATACGGCGAAAATTTAGCTACAGATATTAAACTATCTATATCAACAGCAAGATTATAATGTCCTGGGTTGTTAATAGCTGTTTCAACATTTATTTTTCTCGGAGGATTTCTATCATCTGTCCAAAATAATAAATTATCAACTAAGTTTATACCTGTTATAGGAAAATCTTTATGAAAATTTAAAGAGTTACTATTAACAAGTACTGTAATTTTATCAGCTTTTTGATCGTACTGAATTATTTGTGATTTTTTATTAGAAGGGTTACTATGATCATATTGATCATTATTAGTTATATAATAAAATAATTTTTCATTACCAGTGTCTTTGTATTGCCCAATTACCTTAGCGTTAGCAATACCACTCGCATCGTATATTAGTTTATTTCCTAATAAATTTTCAATTGCACCTGAATCAGAGCCTTCTGACTTGCTTACATTTATATTCAATGCTTCTCGGTATTCACCGGGTTGCAATAGTCTATCATCTAAATCACGATTCATTCGACTCGCGCTAAAGACTCTTTTAATTTCTGGCATAAATTTAATGTTTAATCCACTTAGACTTACCTCTTAATACTTGTGCAATTTCTTTTATTTTCATATTAGATAGCCGTATTTTTGCATTACGCAGTTTAGCGTATGCTTCTTTTTTATACAGTCCTGCAGCACCGCTAGCAGAAGGTCTTAACTTGGATAAATTATATAATATATTAGCATAAACAGCATCTTCGGCTAGTTTAGGCACTAATACATTGGCAAAATCACCGTTATCTCCAAGTCCGTCAGAAATATAACTTAAAACAATTATATCTCCTTCACCAAACATTGAATCAAAATAAATCTTACCAGCTTCTAAGTCTAATACATAAGTACCGTTTGCATTTGCACGTTCCGGCTCGGAACCATACTTTGCACCATAAGCTTCATCTCTTACGTCATATTCTTCACTTTCGTAATTTTGTTTTTTAGTTGAAATATCGCTTTTGCCAAATTGTTTTAGCGTTTGAGATGTTTGCTCATATATAATATTACCTTCTTGGTCATATATATAATTATAGTCTTGATCTTGCGAGGCTGATTTTGTAGGCTTTAATCGTTTGCTATTTTGCAAAGGTCTTAAATTGCCATCAGCATCTAAACAAGATATATCAACATAATTTACATAATCTGAAGGTAATGATATTTGTAAAGTGCTGCTTAGCTCTATTTCCATGTTTTTTTCTGCATGAAAAATATCATAGCTAAACTCTTGCACTGTTCTTTGAGCCCAGAATGCAACTTCATATCTTGGAACTTTAGGCAACACTTTTCCGTCTCCTGTATATCCAACTATAAAATTGTTAATTATATCATTTAAATTAACTCTACTATAGTATCCTGGTATAGCGCTTCCATTACCGCCTTCTGCGGCTGAGTAGTTATCTACGTCTAAAGGTTTTCTTGATATTGCCATTATTGTTCAGTTGCTTGTAGTTGTTGATCTTTACCTTGTGCAAATCCAGATATGTCTGCTTGTTTTATAACTACACCTGCATATGATAATATTTTCATTACTAAATTATTTTGCTCGGAAGCATGTAAATCAAAATTATACGATTTAGCTGTTGCAGTATAGCTATCTGTATCTGGATTAAAGGCCGTAGAATCGTATATGGGCTCATTAGGAACGCCTGCAGCAATCTGAGGAGCTGTTGGCATTATATAACCCCATTTAGGATTTATAGGCTTTTTAAGGTACTCTAATGTAACCCCAGAACTTATTGAACTGGGTAATATTTTAATGCCGTTTCCTATAATCGCGTAAACTGGTTGTGTTGTTGCAGGATAAGTAAGCGGGGACAATGTTATATACTTAAGATCTTCGTGTGATACAAAATCCGCAGTAGCTCCGTTAACAGAAACAACACCCAATTTATAAAAGTCAGATGGAAAAGCAAACATTTCATTTGATTCTGTTAAAGCAGAAGAACCGTAAAAAACATTTATTTTTTCAGAGTTAGTAAGTACTGGGTCTGAAAAGTCTGTTTGTACATTTATACCAGACTCGTACATTACTTGTTTGTTAAAATATCCTTCAAATATTTCGTTTTGCGCAAGAGCTGATAATCTGTTAAATTCTTCCGGTGTAATATAACCTCTATTCTCTTTGTTGATTACAACAAGAACAGTTTTGTATACATCGTTTATATTTATCATTAGTATATTTTTAGTTAGGCGATATAAGGCTAATTTCTTGCCTTATATCTGGTAGTATTATGAAAGTTTTTTCATAATTGACTTCATAAGGTCAACGCCTTCATCAGTTTTAAAGTATTGTGCTAATGCACCATATGGATGTTGATCAAAAGGAACAGTCATTACCTTTTTGCCATTGGGGAATTTAAATACTGTATTTTCATCAGTAAGTTGTAAAATTCCAGATTCAACAGCTCGGTTTGCTAAGTTCCTTAGCTTAATGTCTTCATCTTCTGAAAGCTCTATAAAAAGCGTTGGATTGTTTTGCGCAAATCTATACGCATCACGTTTTAATTCTTTTGATGTCATAGTAGCTACTGAAGAACCTAATTCAGTTCTCATTATAGCTTCTAAGTGTTCAATATCTAAAGATCTAACTAAGCTTAAAGCTTCAATTTCTAATTCCATTACTTCAACTTCATCAGCTGCTTCAGCTGCTTCGTCGACTTCTTCCCAAAGCACATTTGTTAATGGGTGATATAATGATAATAGCTTTTGTAAGCTTTGCATTTGTCTTGGTGCTTCTAATACACCATCTAAAAAGATTATATGGCCAAGAGTTGCAAAACCATCTTGTTCATCTACAAATAATGATTTTTGATTTGTAGCATATCTGATTTCTTTATTTTCACCCTTTACTTCATCAAAGTATAATAATGGCTTACGCGAAGTATGCTTTGATTGAATGGTCCATGTTATTGGAGACCTGTTACCTTTTAAAATATAAGTTCGATCTTTTATTTCCCAACCCGTTTCAGGATTAGTTTTTGTAGTTTTTGTTGACATAATATAAAATATAATATAATAATTAAAAGTAGAAGTTACCCCCGTCTTTATAACGAGGGTAATTCCACTAAATATTCTTAAGCTTTAAACAATACGAAGTTGTTAGCAGCTTGTGCAATAAGACATCTTTCACTTAAGTAGTGCATTCTCATCTCATCAATTGGAGATGAAGAAGCTCCACCAACAGATCCAGTAACCCAAGACTTGTTCTTACGATTTTCAGTTTCCGATGCACGGTAACGTACGTGTAAGAATGGACGCTTGATGTTAGCTCCAAGTTGTTGGTCATATACTGTTGAAGTTCCAGCTGGTACTAGTACTCCTTCAATATCTTTAAAACCACCTCTTGTAGACCAGTCGTTTAAGTATTTCCAGTCAGTTTTGTAGAAGTCATAAGACCCACGACGGTATCCTGTAAACCCTAAGTTAAGGGCCATATCTTCAGAATTGTTAAATACTCCGAAAGAAGTTCCTCCAGAATATCCACCGTTTTGTTGAGCTAAAATGTCATCAATCTCTAAAGAAAGATCACGATTTAAGAAAAGCATGTTTTCTTCAATAGCTCCCTGCTTATCTAGTTGCTTAAGTACTGCATCAAAATCAGTTAATGCTCCACCTCCAGAAGACTGTGCTCCAAAGTCAGAATATACATTACCACGAGATTCGATTGCCGCAAAGAAACCTTCAGTTCCTTTAGCAGTAGCAGTGATGTTAGCATCGTAAAAGTCAAGTGTAGCACCTGTATTAGCCTGCTCCACGCCTTCAACCATACTCATCTCTAAATAATCTTCCCAACGTAGTCTGTTTTCGTGCTCAGACTTTAGGTACCATAGGTATCCGCTAGCTCCATTTTCAGAAGAAACTTCAATCCATCCGATTTGAGCAGTGTCAGAACCGTTGATAGAATAGTGCTCTTTTAAAATAACTGGGCTATTTGCAAAAGTAGCATAGCTAGGATCTAGCTTTTCAGTAAAGTTAGAAGATCCTTTAGCAAATTCAGAACCGTAAGCTAAAGCAGTAAAGCGCTGAGCTGTAGTAATAGCAGCGTGCCCTTTAAAAGTTTTAACTTGGAAGTGCTGTCCAACTACGTTAGTAATAATACCTTTGATAACTGCATCTGATCCACCTACAGCTGAAGTAGCTGAAGATTGAGCTTGAACCATTACTGTTTGTCCCTTACGGAAGTTACAAGCAGTTGTTCCTTGTGTAGTTAATCCTAGGCTAGTAGGTTGTGCAGCTGGTACGTGAAAGTTAAGTACCGCACCACCGTTAGCAGCTTGAGCAACAGCAGCAGGAGTAGATCCTGATGTTGGCATTGTTCCAGCATTACCTACACATTGTAGGTTTGCATAACGTGTGTGTAATCTACCTTGTTCAGTCCAGATAATTTGGTCTGAAGTAGTAGGCATCTCAGCAGATACCATACGAAGGAAAGATCCAATAGAGCGATTTCCGTAACGCTCTACTTCTTGTTCGTAAACATCTGGTAAGAATTGTTGTGCCCACATATTAAATGAGCTGTCTGTAAAATCAATGTAATTTCCAGCATATAATGCTTTGCTTTGTGTTGGTTGCAAAGCAGCTGGTATACCGCTTGTAAAAGCCATAATAAAAAGTTTTTAATAATTGTTTATTTCCATTTTATACGCAATTTATCAGAATTATTAGAACTTACAACTTTAACTGGACTATTAGAATATTGGGCTTGGGACGCAGCATCTTGTCTTGGCGACATATCAATATTTTTAGATTGCTTAGCACTATTTTTTAAAGCGTCGGCACGGCCTTGCTCATAAAAGTGATTAGCTATTTTATCTACATTTTCTGCTGCAAACAAAGCTCTATGGTATTCTAATGGTTTTGTTATCTTACCTGTTTTTTCATCTAAAAAACCAGATACGAAATTTGTAAGGTCTGACTGTCTATCTCTAACTTTATTTGAATTTTCAACTTTAAACCTATATTTTTTGTCTCCTACTTTGAAGTCAAAACCTTTGAACTCCTCGTTAAAAACTTTATTAGTTGCTTGTTGAAAAAATTCAGAATTTTGGTTATTAATAGATTCTGACTCTTTTGCTTGTTTATAAAAGTCAAAAGCTTCTTTATACTCCTCAGGAACATTACTTTGCTTTCTTAACTTAAGATCAGCGTAATATTTCTCCTTTGAACTATTAAAATGATTTTGTGCTTTATATAAGTCTTCTTTAAATGCTAATTGCTTAGCTTTAGTCTCGCTTTCGTCTGCTGCTTCTTCATCATATCCAAATTTATTTTGCATCATGAATGAAATATCAGCATCGTCTAAATGAGGCTTTGTTGCTTTTAAATATTCGTAAACTAAGCTTGTGGGCTCAAGAGCTGAAAAATCTCTATTTAGACTAACGTAGTCTTCAAGACTTCCACCTGTTTCGTCCATAAAGCTTACTAGCTTTTGAATATCCTCCGGCATTTCAATATTTTTTTCTTCTGCCTCTTCAACTGCCTCAACTATTTTTTCTTCAATAGATTCTGGAGTTAGAGGCGTTTCGTCTGATATAAGCTCTAGCGGCGACCCCTGCTCGTTGCTCTGCTCGGCAGATTCTTCATTTGGTTCTTGCTCGTTTTCTTGCTGAACTTCTCCGCTAGCCTCGGGTTCGTTGCGTAAAGGTACTTCCTCTGGGCTTGACTCTTGAATGGCATTTTCTTCTGTGTTTACTGGTTTATCCAAATTAACTTTGTAGGTTCCATCGTCTTGAAATCCATACTCAGGACTAACTTCCCCCTGTTCAACAGCCTGTTCAATAACAGCCGCTTCTTTTTGTTGAGCTGTTGTGTTTTCAACACCATCAACAGCTTTTACTTCAATGTTCTCTTGTTCCATAATATATAATAAGATAATTAATAATTTTATTTAGCTTCAAACCTAGATAAGTCAAAACCGCCTAAAACATCATTGCCTTTTGATTCAAAGGACTTTTTTGGTTTTTCTGTCCTCGGTGGGCCAGCTATAGAGTTGACAGATATATTCTTTTTATCTGCTATTCTTTCTTGTGTTTCACTTTGTTTTTCAACTAATTCTTTTTGAGCTGAAAGTTCAAGCTCTTTAAGCTTAACATTTAGATCATACTCAAACTGCATTAATTCTTTTTTAGTAGACGCTTCATATTGCATCTTTTTAATATCTAATTCATTTTCAGTTTTTTGAATTTGAATTTTAGATTCAGTTGCAATTTGCGTAGCTTGTACTTTTGCTTCTTCAATTTGAATTTGTGCTTGACCTTGAGCTTCAGCTTGTGCTACAGCCGCAGCCTGAGATTGTTGCGCGTCCGCTTGTTGCTTTTGTATTCTTCTAAGCTTTAAAAGTTGGTTAGCTAGCTTTATGTTTCGCACTTGCCTAATATCAATAGCATCTTCAAGGAATATACTTCCTTGCGTTAAAGCCATTTGTATATTAGTTTCTAATCTAGACTTTTCTTCTTCATCAGGTTCTAAATCTAAAAATATACCAAAATCATGCAGATGTAGCTTGCTTAATTCTTTTAATGCACCTACTGAAAAATTACCAATTGAATTTATAAAAATTTCTCTTGTAGGGTGAAATTCTAAAACATCTTTAAACCTTAATGATATACATTCAGCAAGCTTTTTAGTTATAAACATGCTTGAGTCTAATATGTGTCTTGTTGCTACGTTACTATTAGCAGCAGCCATTTTTTGCACACCCACTAAAGCTTTAGGATCTGGATCTGAGCCATCTCTAGCTTCATTTAATCCGGTTATATCGCGTATCATTTGTAGATACTGATTATAAGCACCAATAAGAAGCTGTACTTGGTTACCGCCGCCTCCGGGTAATTCTTGAATTGGAACTTTACCGGGATTTGGGTCACCTTCAACAGTTAATGATCTACCTATAATAGATCCTGTTTGGAAATACATATTTAATGCCTCTTGCGGGTTATATGATGTTCCATTACCTAAATCAATTTCAGCTAAGCCATCTGCGTCAAGATAAACACCTGACGGTGTCATTCTTTGTATTGCTTGCTGTAGTTTTAAATGCGTTAACTGAATTAAATCAGCGTATGGTGTCATTTTAGAAACTAAAGAGTTTATTTTACCCTTATATATTCTAGGAGCACAAACAACATAATTCATAAGAACCTTATTCACATTTGAATTAGGTCTAATCATATTACTAGCCTTTTGCCATTTTAAAAGTTTGTTTTGCCCTAAAATGTAAACGCCTTCATATAATACTTCTTCAGCTTTCGCTACTTTTTGAAATCTAGTTCTTTTATCTTTTGGTGGATCGAAGGTATCGTCTTTTTTAATTGCCTTTTCTGCACCTGTAGACGTTTCTTTAATTTTGTATACGTTGTTTCCCCATGTTTTCCAATTAAAATAAAGTACTGTTGCTACATTGTTTTCATCAGTATCGTTATTTTTATTGTCATTAAAGTTCATATTGTAATTAGCCCAGCTATTACTTTTTTTAGATATTTCCTCAAACTCTTCGTTATTTAATGAAGGAAATTGTTTTTTAAGTTCGTTTAATTTAACTTTTTTAACTTCTCCAAAGTAATATACGTCATCAAAATATGGGTCTTCAGTATATGAATATACTAAATTTGCAGGATCAACATAGTCTAATTTAACACCATCTGTATTATTAAAAGAATGTTTCATTGCACCTATACCTAAAACTGTTAAATCATAATCTACACGAGTTTTTAAATATTCGTATTTATTAAAATTAAAAATGTTTTGTATAGCTTGTTCTTCTGCAATTTCAACGCTTTGCTTATAATTAAGCTGCATATATAAATCAAACTCTTCTGAACTTTTAGGAAGATCTTGTTTTTCTATATTTCTAACATCAACGCCTAACTCATTTTCAACTAAATCAAGCATAGCTGCAGCATTCATATCACGCTCTACAGCTTCTACATACGCTGTTCTTTTATCATTAGAAAGCGCATCTTCCCCTTTTGCTCTAATAGTATAAAGCCTATCTTGCATTCCATTAACAACGATATCAACAAACTTAGGAATGATAGGTACTGGTTTCCAATCAAGATTTAAATAAGATAAGTCACCATTTATAGCAAATTCATCTTTGTATTTTTTAATAGATTGATCTCCTCTAGCATAAAGCCGTAATTTATGAAACTCATCTCCAGTAGAATAATACCTTCCTGTAATCCCCTGGCCTTGGTTAAACCATTCTTGCTCTATAGCCTTAGCTACTTTTGTTCCGTATTCAACTGATTTTTTTTCAGAGTCCGAAACAGCTTGACTTGGAAAATCATAACTTTGCGATTTAGTCTTTGCCATATTTATTTTATTATCTCGCTTCTAGCTCCGGAGTTTCTATATTTAGAAAAACCAAAGTTTAATTTTGTTTTTTGCCTAACAGGCGCTGGTCTATATAAATGTTTTCTACACGCCATAATGGCTAATCCGCTGCTTATAGAAGCATCGTGTGCAGTACGTTTTGAAATATCAAATGTTGCCCAATCTTCAAGTGTTCGTTGAAAATACATATTACCATAGTCTTCGTTAATTTTACCAACGTAGTCTTCTATATAAGACTCTATAGCAGCAGCGTGAGCTTGCTTTATATCTTCAGACGTATTAGGTATACCACCTAATTCATTTTCAGTTTTAGATAATCTTGCTTTTAATTTATCTGGGCGATTCATAGAGTAACCCCTATAACCTCTTCTTTTAATATGATATAATAGTCTAGGCTTGTTATTTTCTGCTAGTATTGGCATTCCATAAAATATCATTGCCATAAGTACGTCTTCAAAAAATATTTCAGCAGTTTGTGGTCGTGCGATATACTCTAAAAAGAATTTTGTATTTGGTACATCTTCAGTCATTGAAAATGTTGTTAAACCGTGCAAAGCACCGTTAGATCCACCACCACCCACAGTTCCAGAAATATCATAAGAGTCACAACCAAAAGCTCCAAGGCCATCATTGCCTGGATATTTGATTCCATTTTTTTCTATTACATTATTACGTAGATGCTTTGGAGGTATCCAGCTAACTAAAAACCTGCCATTACGCATTGGTGTCCAGACAACTTCTGAGTCTTTTATACCATTTTTCCATGAAAACCCACCGCGAACAACATAGCCGCTCATGGTCATTTCTTCATTAAAATCAATTTGTTCGTATATTTTACTTAAATTAAATAATGAATTAACGGTTTCATCTCTAAAAGCATGCTTTTCTGATCTTGGAAACTGTCTGTAGTATTCGTTTAGTGCATCTGCATCAGATTGTAACCCTTCGACTTCGTTTTCCCAGTGCTCAATAACGCCTGTGTATATGAGCTCTCCGTCAATTCCTTCAATCTTTTCTTGTGGTGAGTCGAACACAGGGTATCCATACTTATCAATAAATCCTTCGTAGCCCCATTCCATAGGTATGAACAAAGAATATAATCCACTTGCAGTCTGTCCATTTTTATTTCGTTTAGTAACGTCGGAGTCATAATATAATTTTTTAAAGTTATCGCCTCCCTTTGCTAAAGCATTAGAAGTTGATCCCATCATGCATTTGCCTACTACTCTTGCTCCGAGTCTAAGACACGTTTTCGTGACCCTCCAGTTATTGAGGATGTTGTCCGGCCTTTCCCATTTACCCGATTCATCGTGGACAAGTAACCTGAGCTTCTCCCCATCATACGAGTTGTCTCCTGTATTCTTCCAGTCGATTGTTGTGTCCAAACCCTGTTGTTGGTCTTCTTCCGACGCGGTGGAGCGCATAGAATTTCTGGTAAGTCTTCTTGACGGAACCTTATAGGATAACTCGGTTTTGGGTCTTTCCATACCGTCTTGTACTGGCTTGAAGAAGAAAGGGTAGTTTGATGATATTGGAACCACCTTGTCTGTGAACATCTTCTTAGCATCAGATCCAGATTTAGATAAAATTCCGAATCTAGCGTCTCTTGAGATCGTAGCTTGGTTAACAGTTTCTGAGCTTGCCATGAATGAAAAACCTGACCGTCTGTTCTTAAGGTAGCACATGCCATAACTTCTCTGATCAGCCTTGCACGCCTCCCAAAAGTAATAGAATATTCTATTTGCCTGCCTAAAGTCCGGTGCTCCCACATCGATCTTTGTCCAGTTAAGGTAGATATAGTGTGACCCTGTAATGTAACACGGGGTGCCATTGCACATGAACCAATAACCATTATCACGCCTAGTAAACTCACCGTTAATATAGTCGTAATATTTTTCTTTAATATCGTCTTGATATTGTTTAAAATCATACAGAGTTTTTATTTTACTTAACGATTCCGGTCTTTCCCTTCTTGTGAATACTTGTTTATCTTTTTTAAGTTTTTCACCGTCAACACTTTCTGGGATTTGAGGTAATCCTACCTTAAGACCTTGTATTTCGTATATTTCGCCTAGAGTTCCATCTTTACTTATTATGACACAATCTAAATCTTTGTCATAACCATACTTATATTTTTTAAGCTTATTATTTTTTTTTACTTTTTTGTCGTCAAGATGATCTGAAATAACATTGTATAAAGTTTGTGTATACATTATTTTAATCTATCTTCAACGCCAAGAAACTTTGCAGCGTCTTTTTTATCGTTAGTATTAAGCTCTTCTATCTTTTGTATTATTTTTAATGAATCTTCTATTGCAACCCATTTAGCTTGCGCAGCAATCTTAGCTTTCTCCGGATCTAAGTCTTCTAAGTCAATTCTTTGTCTTATTACTTTTTCCAGTTCTACTAATGCTTTTTCTGAAGCATCAATTATTCTTTCAGTGCGATTCATATTGTAGTGTTATGTGATTTGATAAAATTCTATATAATTTTGTGTCGTCAATATTAAACTCGTATTCTGAATCCGGCGTAAAGCCAACCACGTCTCCTGTGGCTAACCCTAATGACTCTAAATACTCGTTGCTATACACAAGCTCACCAAGTAATTTTCGTTCCTTCTCGGTGCTCCATTTTGATTCATCATTTATAGGCTTTACAAAGCAATATTGATCTGGGCATTTCCATTCATTGTTTTCTTTATAAGCATATATTTGATCTGGAGAAACCATGTAATAGTCTTCTTTAATAAGGCTAGATGAATCTTTTTCCACGCCTCGTATATCTACCCATCGTCTAAATACATTGTGATGTAATATAACCTCAACGCCTTCTTTAATAGGATCGTCTTCTAACAATGGTGTTGATACAATAGTTCCTATTCTATTTACAAACTGATAATCTCTTTCTGTTATTTCAGTATTTAAAATAAGTTCTTTACCCTCTACGTTTGTTGAGTTATTGTATCTGTTTTGAGAAAATATAATATAATTGTATATAGACTTCATTAATAATCTAAATTGTATTCAACCGATACTGCCATGTTCACATTGAAATGTTTCCAAGGCAAAACTTCTTTATTCTTAGTAATGTATATTTTATACGAACCATCATTTTCTGCAAGTATATCACAAATAGTATGCCCGCCATAAACTTCTTGGCCAACAGAATAATGCATTGCTTCATTCTTATAGTCTTGACCAATTGATATTTTTCTAATTAATTTCATTTAATTTATTTTAATATGTCCAGATAGTCGTGCTAGGTGCACCAGGATAACCAATACCTACGTGAACAAAATTACTTTTTCTTGATATTCCAATTCTTTTAAACCCACATTTAATTGCAGCAGCAACTAATAAGTATGTAGCTTCTCCACCGACACATTTAATATCTACAGCAGCACCATATGTATGCTCACCTGGATTATTTTTGGCGGCTTCAATAGGATGTTCTGGTGATCTATACGATGAATTTATAACTATAGGAAAGCCATACTCTTTTCTAAGAGCATCTAACATACCTAAAAGTTTAGGATCCATTTTATCCATGTTTCCTTTAAAATCATCTTCGTCTGTAAAGTACTTTAATTTCATATTATTTAAATTTTTTATATATATTGATTGAAGTATAAACTATTGTAAGCACTAACACTAGCGTTTGTAGTGTAGGATTAATATTGTGTGCCATATCTGAACTAGCAAATAATGCTGTAATGTTTAAACCGTATATTTTTAAATCTGTATTTATCATTTATGTTTATTATTTCCGAATACCTTCTCGACACCTCGTGATCCGAAATAGCCCCCGATAACTATTGTTAATAGTCCCGTTATATCATCTAATGGGTAACCCATATACCAACCAGCAACATATGATGATGTTAAAAACACCAACGTTAATGGCCGTACATTAGCTGCAAGCCAGCTTCCTGATCTTGCATCTGCTACCCACCTTCTTGTTGTACCGTCAATTTCAGCTCTTTCAATATCTAATTTTTTAAGAGCAACTTCTTTATCTTCTGGTGACATATCGCTGCCTCCGATTATAGCTTGTATTACAGAACCAACAGGTGTGTCACCTGCAATAGCTCCAACAACGCTAGGAATCTTTTGTAATAAAAATTTCCCAACGTTGGTATCTTTAAATTTTTTTTTAGACATAATTAAACATTAACCCATTGTTGATTGTCTTCGTCCCATGAATATTCATTTGTTGGATTTGCGTCATCTGGTAATGGTACAGGCGGATGCCAAATGTAATCAATTAGCGTCCACGATAGATATGGTTGTATTTCAATAAATGCATCCAGGTCTTGGTCGTATTTCATTCCAATTCCCGCGTAATTGCCTCTAAAAGGTGTACCTCCATTTTTATGTGTGCCCGCAACCGTGTTATAAGATGTTCTTTTACAAGTTTGCCTTTTTAAAGCCCCATATATTTCTTCCCAATCATATGAAAGATCTGTTTCATCTTTACCTACTATAACTTCAGTAACTATGCTATTTTCGTCTAACAGTGCGTAATGTCCCATATTATTGTTGGTATCCGTCAGAAACTACCGTGTCTATTTGTGATTTAGGCATAACCCCATCATATATACTAAGACTAGACCAACTATCTGATGACCAGTCTGTATAGCCAGGGGTAGTACCTATCCAAAAACCGGAAGCTCCATTGTTTGTTACTCCTGTTGGAAAAGTACCGCTAGATAATGTAGTTTCATTTACTAAAGTTGTTGTTGAACTCCCTTCAGCGCCTATGTAAGTTTTTACTGTATCTGTGCTAAATGTTGTTGTTATATTATACCATGTGCTAAGACTCATACCATCGGCAAAGGTGGCTATAGCAGAATTTCCTGAATATATTCTAAGAGATTGTGTATTAGAATTATTTCTACGAACTAATCTTATGTGGTTTGTACCAAAAGCATTAAAAGCCCATATTCCCCGCTCAGAATTAAATCCTGGGTTGTTTGGTTTGTTACCCCAATATGATATACTAAACTCTGTAGGTCTAGTAAAACCGGCTCTTCTAGCGTGAGATGCCGAACCGTTTAAAACCCAATATTTATTTCCGCTTACGTTGTTGTAAGAACCATAGAAAAAAGCTCCAGGACTTCCACTAGAATAGGGACCTAAGACTAAACCATTTGTTACATCAGTACACGAAGTCCCACCGTTGGTAAACGAGTTTGAATCCCAAGCTCTCCAAGAGTTATTTAATACTGCATTAGTAGCACCGCCTCCGCTGCTAGTAAATGTAACTGATCCTGTTCCTGCTGTTATTTGGTCAATCGTAAACGCGCCATCTGTAGAAGATGCTACAGTTAATCCATTAGTATAAGTTCCAGTTATAGTAGAAGGGTATCTTAAAATAACAACCCCTGATCCTCCTGAACCTCCTTGGTTTGTACCAGCAGTTGCTTGGCCTGAAGTACCTGAAGCACCACCGCCTCCACCAGTATTAGCTGTTCCACTTCCTGCAGCTGTTCCTCGGGTACCGTTACCGCCCCCGCCAGAGCCTCCACTTGCTGCTTGCGCACCGCCCCAACCAGTTCCACCGCCACCGCCACCTCGTGCGACTGCAGTTCCTGTAATTTGAGATGATAGCCCAGGACCACCAGCAGATCCATTATATGAACCTCCACCAACTTGAGGCACATCAACTCCTTGTCCACCAGCACCTCCTCCGCCGGCCATTGCCCAACGGCCTACATAAGCGCCAGCTTGCGTATAGTCCCAAGCAGTTCCACCGCGCGTTCCCTGTCCAGTCACGCCTGATCCTCTATGTCCTCCAGCCGGAGCATTAGTGTCTGTAAAACCTTCTCCACCACCGGACCCACCGCCAGCGACGCTTGAGTCAGTGATTGATCTAGGCCCAGCACCACCCCCGTCTGATGTTATATTACCAAACGTAGTGTTGCTTCCTTTTGATGCGGCACTAGCTCCTCTAAGAACACCACCGCCACCGCCTCCTATAGTAATTGAATAAGTTACCGGAAATGAAGGTTCTAATGGTGTTAATGTGGCAGAATTTCCTCCAGAGCTTTCGTTGTTATATGAATTTTTATAACCACCAGCACCAGCTCCACCTCCATAACTAGCCCCTCCGCCTCCAGCAATAACTAAATAACTAATTAAATTACCTAAAGGTATTGGTATTTGATGTAATTGTCCAAACATATTATGTAGCTATTTGTGATATTGAATACCAAAACTCTGTAGCACTTACGCATGTAACTTGTATAAAGTTTTTAGCTGCACCAGTGTCGTCGTAATCTCCATTTAGTTTGTTAAAGGTACCTGCACTACCACCAACATTAAACGCTAGTGTGTTGCTTTGTCCTTCCCCTGTTATTACAATTATTTTTGTTACCCCAGGAATAACGTTCTGCATGTTAAGCGTAATATTTTCAGTTGCTGTAAAATTAAATATCTGGTTTAAGGACCAGTTTATGTTTACAGTACCAGAAGATTGTGTTAAGGCTGACGCAGTAGTAAATTCATCACCTAGTTGTCCGCCCCTATATTTAGTTTGTGCCATAATTAACTAGGGTTTGATATAGTGTAAAAGAATTCGCCGTTACCAGTATCATCAGTACATACTATTTGTATAAAATTTTTTACATTTGTTGCATCATCATAAGTTCCTCCAATTTTATAAGCTGTTGTAGGAAATGTTAATGTTTTTGTGCCACCTGTACCGTTTATTCTTAGTATCTTTACCATACCAATAACATAATCACTAAAAGTAAAAGTTGTATTTTGATTTGGCGTTAATGTAAATATCTGAGCGGAATCAAAATCTAAATTTACAGTAGCTGCAGCTGTCAAAGAATGACTAGTCTGGAATTCATCCGATATTACACTTGTGGTTATTCTTGTTCTTGACATATTTTAAAATTTAAACCAAACTTTCATTTGAACCTTACTATTTGTGCTCGAATAATTTATTTGTCCCCAATGAAAAACTTTATCCGTATCGCCGTTAAGATGATAAACATAACCATTCTTTATTCCGTACGTTGCTTTATTTGCTGCGACATAACTTGAATCCGGGTTTGGAGAAGAGGTGCTGTTCATGTACAAGTCAAATTCATCAGCTGTGTTGGTTGGAAAAGCACATGTGCCGGGATAATACGTCCCACAGTTTCCTGCTTGATTGCCTCTCCAATCACTTCTTAAAGTTGTAGGTGCACTATAAACATAAAATCTATTATTTTTATAATAGCCTGTATGGCCTGGAAAAGATATGTCACTAAAAGCTATTTTATTTGCTCTAACATAATTTCCACCGCCAATACCGCATGCTCCATGACTACTGCTATAATTGCTTTGTCCTGAATAAGCTCCAGTTGGATAATTACCAGCTCTAATTGATATTAGACCTTGAGGAGTAATTCCAGTATCTGCTAAAATGCATTCGGTCCCTTCGTATTGACCACCTACAAAATTATCCCATCTTGCCCATCCGGCTGTCCCTGTTCCATTTTCCGTGCCGTCAATATCAAAATACATTTGTTTAGTACGTGTGCCGTCATTAAACCAACGCGCTCCATTTGATCCGCCATCATTTGCAACTTGGTCATAAGATATATACGCTGTTGCAGCCGATTGTCCATCATAAGGTGGTGGATCAAGATTACTATTAACCAGTTGTGTAACGCCTATCATGACCAGGGAAAATTAGAATCAACTGAGTCCTGTGATAGCTCAATTAATTTTTTATCTAATTGCTTTGGCACCATTAATAATGCAGGATCGTTAGCGGCCCAATCTATAATGTTTTGTTCTGTTAAATCTGTATATTCTATAAACTCTATTGACGGTCCACCAATAATTTCACCAAATATAACTTCTATTTGATCGTTTACCTGATTTGTTCCATCTGAAGCAACAACGTTTATTATAGCGCTTTTTACTACACTCGGATAAACCTCATCTGCCTTTTTTAAAGACGCAACGCTATATGTGTATGTATTTGCCATTATGATAATGCTGTTATAGTTAATACAGGTCTAGTAAAATAAACAGAGCCGGCACCGTCAAAGTATCTCTTTCCGTTTGTATAACCTTCGTTACCAGTGCCGTAATTTCTATGCTGCCATTTTAATTCCTTAGCTGTATCCCAAGAGGTTACTACACCGTTTACCGCGTCAGCTGTATCGCCTATTTCAAATGTCCATCTAAAATTATGCGTAGTGTCGGGGCCATAATATCCAGAGCTTGTACACCTTGCTGCTGTTACCTCGGCACCTGCAATATATAATCTAAAATGAATTATTGAGTGACTATCACGAAATCCAGTTTGATGATTAAATTCATAAATTACTTTTTTCGTGCCTTCAGGCGGTAAGTAATCTATTACAGAGCCGTTGTAATCCGAATATGACGTTGAAGGATTAGTATAAGTTGTGGGGTTTTGAAGAGTATACGTACCAGAACTAACCGTAACGTCTCTTCCGTCGCAAGGCGCTGATAAAACTTCTAAAATATTACTTCCGCCACCACTTGCAAAAAAATCTGATAAATTTCCCATATTATTGTCCTATTATTACCCAACCATTAGTTGCGTCTGAATATATTAATTCAAAGCTTGCTCCAATAGTATCCAAAGTTAAATCAGAAGCTGCTCCTAATATTCTATTTCCATTCCTAAGAAGTTGGCATGTAGCTACGTTAGATCTATTCGATATTTTTATACTATCACCAGAAGTTGGGTTAGCCGGTAGTGTTAAATTTAAATTAGCTGTAAATACATAAACTGACCCAGCCGAAGCTGTAGTGCTATTATTTATAACGTTTACGTTATATTTAGCATTATTAGCATCGTTTATAGAAGCGCCAATAAGACCACCATTACCTATTGAAACAATTTCTATTGTATCATTATTAGCGGGCGCTGTGCCAAAAACAATAGCGCCACTAGTTAAACTATATGTAGATTTCTGCTGATACACACCAGAAAGAAAAACCATAGTAAACGCTTTATTTGTTGGCGTTCCATTTACAAGAGTAAAAGATGTTTGTGATCCTGTACCTGTAAAAGTATCATTAGCTAAATAAGTTGTTTGTGATAAATTAGTAGCAGTTAAAGACATTACTTCAAATGTATACCCATTTTGCGGCGCTTCAGAAAAAGACAATGTACTACCTGATAAGGAATACGTTGATTTTTCTTGATACACACCTTGAATAAATACATAAGTTAAATCCTCTGAAGTTGGTGCAACACCTAAAGTAAATTGTGTAGTAGTACCATCTCCAGTAAATGAATCTCTAGAAAGCGTACCTTCATCTGAAACACTAACAGAGCCTACTGATATAACCTCTATATTATTAGTTCCTGCTGCAGGAGCTGTTGTAAATGTTATTCCTGTACCGCTAACGCTATAATTGTCTTTAGATTGGTATACACCACTTATATATATTTGCGTTAAATTTTCGTTAGATACAGAGTTTGCTAAAGTAAATCCAGTTGTTGAACCGTTCCCACTAAAAGTATCTTTATAAAAAGTTGAAGATCCTCCACCACCACCACCTGTTACAGTAATAGTTTTTGTATTACCAGTTCCACTAGCTGTTACTCCACTTCCTACAAAGTTTAATGTAGTAGCTAAAGTAGATAAAGATGAACCCTCTTCTTGTACTGTTATTCCAGACAGACCCGCAGAAGCGGCTATCGTAACTTCATTATTAAGAGAAGTAAGTGTTACATTTGAGCCTGCAGTAAGTTGAACTGTTGAGTTATCACTACCCGTACCAGATGTTAAATTTAAATCTACATTACTACCATCTTGAACTGATCCTAACTCGTATTCTTCAGCATCTATAGTTACTTGTGCAGAATTATTTCTAGTTAATACAATATTTTGTCCCGAAGTAAGTTGCACTAACGAATCCGTTCCCGAACCCGCATCTAAATTTAAATTAACATTAGTCCCGTTTGTGCTAGCATTAATACCATAAGTATCTCCAATAGTTCCTGTGCCAAATTTAGCATAACTACCCATAAGAGGGTGTGCAGTACATTGGTAAAATAAAACAGGAGGAGTAGACGTAGTCGGTATTATTTGAGTATATGCTCCTGACATACCGGGTGTCCCACTTGTAGTTACACCTGTTGTATAGGCAGTATTTTTTGTAGCGTCCTCGTAAAATCTTAAGGGGTGTCCTGCATTTGAACTATCTGTTTGATCAAAATAATACGTATTACCTGGAGTCAATTCAAGATAAGCACCTTCAATACCGTCTATAGTATAGCCATTAGAACTACCGCTTCCATGTTCTGGGTGAGCGGTAGTTTTAGTTACAACTTTAACTATTAAGTTCTGGGCAGTGTCGCTATGCCTTATAGCTCTATGCGCCGAAAGGTCTATCGGTGATTTAAATTGAATGCCCATATTTTATTATGCTATTTTACTAATAAGTACTCTGATTGACGCTGTACCGGGTGCTGTACCGGCAAAATTAATAGTAATTGTGTTTGCATTTGTTCTTACAACTTCTGCAAATACTGTTTCACCTGTACTAATTTCAAATAATTGTACATTAACGTCTGTAGTTCCAAAACTGTGTGTTACAGTGACAGAATTAGATCCCCCGACAGATGCTACATAAACAGTGTTTTGTAATGCAACAAAACCACTACTTACAGTAAAATCATCAGAGTCAAATGAAGCAATACCTTTTACCGCGCTTACCTGGGTACCAGCAGTTGCTAAATCAATATTAGACTGTGTTATTGTAAAGTTGCCAAGTGTTGGTCCTGAATTTGCTGATATTGCAACTTCAGCAATAATGAAATCACCTATTCTTACTTGCTCTCCTATGAAAACTCCGTCGGCTGTTACCGTATATGCATCTCCTTTATCAATAGCAATGTTTGACGCTCCTGATAAAGCAGGCGAGTTTGCGCTAGCGTCATATCCTCCTTTATAATCTAAAAGACCTGTTGCTACTGTATCTACATAATTTTTTGTGGCCGCATCTTGAGCAGACGTTGGGTCAGATATATTTTCAATTCTAGCGTTCTTAGTTCCTGAAGTTACAAAGTCAAATATTTGATCTCCTGTAGCAAGTGCTGTTCCGGCGTTTGCTACGGTACCTGTAGTAATGTCAATTTGTGGTACAGGCCCACCTGGATTTATTATCGATACTTGATTTCCGGTTGCGGTGGTAATTCCAGTTACATCGCCGCCCATCGATTCCCAACCGGTTCCGTTGTAATATTTGACTACATCATCTGTAGAGTCATAATACACCTGACCTTCTACAGGGCTAGAAGGTGCTGATCCTAGCACTTGGATTACAGCATTCTGTAATTCATTTTTGTTTAAGTCTATGTTGTTTAAATACTTAATAGCCATTTGTTTTTTTGTTTTAGTTTAAATATGCTTTTCCTGAAAAAGCAGATGTAAAACTTATTGTTAAATTATTGTTATCTAAATATGTTGTAAATCCTTGTACTATATTATTAGCACTATCCACTACGCTTACGCTAGGAAATTTTCCTAAATTATGTTGTATATTCCAAACGCTTGAAGCACTTGGTTGGTCAAATGTAAAAAACTTATCAGTTTCAACATTAGAAACCCCTATAGCTGCTACAGCAATCGAATCTAAAGCTGGCGTACCACTGCTCCCTACATGTGTTAAATTTAATAAGAAAGCATCCGCTAAGTTAGTTATTGATACAACAACATAAATCGCGTAATTAGATTGTCCTCCTTGTGCTGAGTTTGTTATTTTAATATTTTGATTTAAAAGTAAATCAACTATTGGTGAAATATCAACAAGACTTATTGTTTTTTTAGAAAAAGCAATAGCTGTTATATTAGACCAACCAAATTGTTGAGGTGCTGTATTATCTACAGCGTACCTAAACTCTTTTGCGTGTATAGCATTATTTTCATACTTACCTGCATACTGATATTGTAAACCTATTTTTGCGCCATCAGCATCGCCTGTTTTAGAATAAAATTCTGCAATGCCACCTATTGAGTACAGCTTGGTTGCGTTGTTATCCCCTATGTCAGAACCTACTAGTTTATCTCCGCCAGTGATAGCGGTATCTATTTGATAGTTTTTTATTCTTGACATGTTTATGGATATTGAGTTGATGAGCTAACATTGTACGCTTCAAAACAACCAACGGAATTAAAAATCAATCTAAAAGCAACTTGGGTACTTGATTGTGCTCCTAACGTAAACGTTCCTGTACCGCTTCCTGAAGAACCAGAACCGGGTAGCGTTCCACCGTAAGTTCCTGCTAAGCCTGGCGCTACGGCTAAATTAGCACTACTAATATTACTATTATTGTAACTCCACGCAATACTCCACGCTGCTCCTTGTGCCCATCTTAATTGTCCAGACACGGTAGTAGTTACATAGTTTGTGTTCGTAACAGTGACTGATCCGGTAGGCGTGTAATAAGTTATTCCTGGTCCACCACCTTGTGTAAATGAAGAGGTAAAGGTTGATCCACCCCCTTGTAAAGTTGTATTCCCTAATGGTGTTAAAGTTACCGGAAACGATCTAGATGATGCGGTACAACTCCCGTTATAACCAGCTGTAACAGTGTGGTCAAATGGTGAAGTTGCTAAATTATATGATCCAGAAAGCGAACCCGATAAAGAATATGAACAACCAATTTCACCTGTAACCCTAAATATGCGGCTACCTCCAGTAGTGCTCATATTGCTTGTATCTGTATAAGCTGCACTTTGCAATACCACTTCATTGGGGAATATTTGCGTATCTCCCGCATACATGGCAACTACGTCTGCGTGGCCTGCCTTTATGGCGGATATAGCTTCTGGTCCTAAATTAGTTGGCATATTATGCTATTACGTATATTGTTTTAGGGTCATAGATGTCTATCTGATAACCTGCAGTTGCTGCTGATGTATATGCAGGAGTAAATGCCACCACAACACTTGTTGCATCTGGCACGCTGTCTACAGTGCCCGTTGTTCTTGTTGTGTTACCGGCACCACTTCCCGTTACATATACAGTTGCTCCAACACTAAATATAGATGATGAAGTAACTGTAAAGTCAACAGTTGCAGAGCTAGCTGGATTACTACCGGTTGATGCACTTGTTTGTTTAAGTGCATCATACTCGGCTTGTGAACCCTTCCAGAACTCTAGTTGCTGATTTTTTTTATTACCGGTGGTGCCATCCGTAAATGGTTGACCACCGATTATTTCTGTTAAATTTGACATATTGTTTTTATATTTTAGTTGTAAGGGAATTGACGAATATTTACGGTATTGCTTCCCCCACTATTCGTAACTGTTACAACTCCATTTCTAGTTTGCAATGTTCCGTTGAATACACAATAAACGGTAACAGTATTACCACTTGTTGATGTTGAAATCCAACTTTGATTGTCAGAAACAGTGAATGGAACACTTGATGTTACAGTAAAGGAATCTGTAGTAAGGTAGTTTCCATCCATATCATAATCCATTGCCATTTGACTGAGCGAAGGTGGACTAACTGGAGCAGCTTCTTGTGTCCAAGTTACAGAATCTAATAATGTACTTTGAGTAGATCCGCTATATAATTTTATGGTTCCAGTGCGTGTGCTTCCAGTAGTATTCGCTGATAAGCTCCATGAGTTTCCAGTTGTACTTGTTGTACCAGAATTTGTAGCAGTCATACCAGTTCCTGTAGCTACCGTGTTCCAAACTCCGTTTGCAGTAACATCGAATGTTCCTGAGTGCGCAGTGTGAACTTTTGGAGCAGCAAAACTAGTTGTTATGCTTCCAGTAGTAGCATTGGTAGGCCCAGGTGCTGCGATGTTAAATGTTAACGTACTTACATGGCTAGCTGGCACCAAAAAAGCGCCTGTACTTACTCCGCCTCCTGAAATATTTACAAATGAACTTCCTGTTACTGTATAAATGTATGTTCCCGCAGATGGAAAAGTTAAATTTTGAGAACTTAAACTATTACCACCTAAAGAAGGATAGTTTGAAGCAGATGTACCACCTCCTGAAGCTGATCCATTAGAAGCTGCAGAAGAATAACTAGGTCCGGTCGTTAGTGTAAATCCTCCTGGTGATGTATATGGTATATTCCAAGAAAACTGTACTCCAGCTGTTCCTGAAAATGTGGTATTGCCATTTTGCCATACTCTACCTGGTGAACCATTTGTTGCCAATACCGTGAAAGAAGGGGATGTTGAACTAGCATTACTTGAAGTTACTCCACTTATAAAAGAAGAATTCGTTATAGTAACCGGAGATTGAAATGTAACATATTGCGTTAATGATGTTGGGTTTGATATACTTGAATCCGTATGTGCGTAACCATTACGTGATATAGTAGAAGAAGTAAAATTTGCACCGCTTCTCCAAGCATATCCAGAATTTGGTGTTGCCCGCGCATAAGCTTGAAAGCCAGTAATTACGCTAGAACAGCCTTGTGTCCATCTCCAATATGAACCACCACCATAAGACCAAACTGCGGTATAAGTTGGTATAGTTGCACTATATGGGCCCGAGCCGTTAACAGTTAGTGTTACGGTTTTTGTTGATATACCGCTCCATGTGCTACTATTTGTATCATAGCTAGCCGCATAAAATGTTCTGCTAACAGAAGTTCCGCAAGTACCGTTGCTTTGTACAGCAGAAAGCGTATTGCTTGTTAAAGCTGGATTACCAAACCCTAAACCTGCTGAAGTAGTTGATACCTTTGAAAATACACCTGATGCTGGCGATGCAATTGTTCCTGTTGATGAAGCGTTAGCGGGATGCGTTACTGATGAATTACTAGCTGAAATTGTAGGGCCATTAAATGCCGCAGCTGTAACAGTTATTGTTGACGTTGCTACCCCACCTCTATTATCAGTTGCAGTTATAGTAAAAACATTGTTTGACGTAACCGGTCCTATCGTGGGAAACCACGAACTAGCTATAGTAAAATTGCATGTTCCTGAATTCTGCCCAGCTGAAAAACCACTTACGTTTACATTGCCACCACTTGGGTCGGCTACTGTAATAGTGCTTACTGTATCTGCTGCGTCCGAGTCTGAATAAGTAAACGCTATAACTTGACTAGCACCAGCAGTAACCTGTATATCTGTATTGTTAGCCCCCGGTGTTCCAACTACAGGTCCTGTAATACTAATTACTGGAACTTGGTTATTTACCCAAACAGTGGTACCACCTTGATCTATCTTTTGAACCTGGTTTGGCCCAAAGTGAAAATTTAGTCTATCGGTTAGTGTACCAAAGTTTATATCTTCCGCCATTAGCTAGTAAATATATATAATGTTGATCCATCTCTTGATGATGGTGCGTTAGCTTCCGGTCCAACCCAAAATTTAAAACCTGTAGTAGGAGTTTGAGAAGACCCGTCATGTAATAAATAATCCACCTGATCGGCATTAGTTGTAAAATCTACTGGTTTTACATCAAGACCACCTGGATAAAATGTTTTTGAATCTGCCATAATTATGTCATTAAGTAACCAACAGAAGAGTTTATATGTGTAAATCTTATTGGTTGATTATTAGTTATAGTCAATGATTGCGATGACCCTTCTATTAAAGCAGCAGCTACTGTGATAGTTGCAGTTCCAATTCTTTTAACTAATATAGTTGATCCATCTGCAGGAGCAGCTGGAAGTGTTATAGTAAAGTTATTGGATCCATCTAATACATATATACTATTATCTGATAAAGTAGTATTGCTTGATATTTGAAAGGCTTGAGCGCCGGCAATTCCTAGAAGTCCAGCGCTTGGTAGCTCTATTGTAAGTCCCATTAGTTAATTCCGTTTACGATCCAACCATTAGCTGCGTTAGAATAAAACAGTTCAAAAGAAGCTGTTGATTCATCTAACACTAAAGTTGTTGATCTCATTATTTTTTCTGATCCATTAGGATTTATTGTCCATACATATGATGATGCGGAATAACTACCAGAAGAATCTAGCGATGACATATTAGTAAATCTAACTGTATCGCCTGCAGAGCCTGCTGGTAATGTAACTGTTCTATCGGCTGTAATACCATCTAATATATAATGCTTAAAGTTTTCTACGGTAGTATTCGTAGACAAAGCGCCTCCAAATGCATAACCTTGATTTAAAACAACTTGTCCGTTAGAACCAGCTACTGTTTGTAAATTACCAAAGTCTATACTTACTAATGGAACATCTGTATTACCTCCATACGTATATCTAGCACCATTAGCACTTCCTAATACGCTTAAAGGATTGTGAGATAACGCATTTGTTGCAGGATCTAAAAACACAAAGTTTGTTTTAGTAGCCTGCGGTATTGAATTAAGCTTTACAACCTCAGAATCTATATTAAACGTACTGGTATGCAAATTCATAGTACCGTAACCTTGTCTACCAAATGTTAAAACATTAGTTCCGGTATCATAAGCAACAACTAAGTACATGTCTATAGAGTTGTCTAACATCTGACCTCCTGCTGAAGGAAATGCTGCGGTGTACGTACTACTTACAAAATATAACTTCTTACCCGAAGGTATATTTTCAAATGTATTTTGAAAGTCTGTTCTATCACCAGATGCAACTGTAAATGATGTAGTCCCCGCTGTAACAGAAGGGGCGCTACTCAATGAAGCTGGAGATGTGGCCGCTGAAAACAAAGCTCCTGCAGCGTTCTGTGTTGCATAGAAAAATCTACCTGGCGTAATACCAGTTGGAGGTCCCGCAAGCACTTCTGTGAGTCCCGGAATAGCTTCTGCTACACCCGATGACAAAGCTGGTAGACTAAAATATTTATTATCTACTTTTAATGATGTTAAATACCCTTCATTACTTAAAGTACCCTGAGATATATTACCTGCAACTTGATTGTCTATATCATTGCCTGAAGCATCTTTTAATTGGACGCCTGTTGAAGACAATACTGATTTAGTGCTGTTTGCATTTAGCGCATGAAATTCAGGCGCTGTTGTATTAGCAGAAAATGTCGTAGAATTTGCAACTAGATTAGAGCCAGCCCCTGTAACAGTTAAATTTGTACCGTCTGTACTTAATTTAACGTTAGGCGCAGTATCTCCAAAAGTAATTGATTGAGCTGAGGTTTTTATATTTAAATTGCCTCCTAAGTCTATATTATTTACTACAAATTCTTTACTAACTTCTAAGTCTCCTACTATTTGTGTTTTAACTTGCTGAACACCTGTTAAAAATGTAAACTCAGAAAAAGCAACTTTACCTCCTGTATAAGTTTCTCCTAATGTAACATTAAAACACCATTCAGTATATTTGTTATTTCCGTTATTAACATATTTACTAAAATTAGCTTCTGGTGAATCTGTAAGGAATGATCCAGCGTTAAAAGAAGTTATTGTACCAGTAAATGTGTCACCAGCTAAAACTCCTGTAAATGTAGCGGAGTTGTCAGCAAATGCCTGAAAATCGTAGTCTAATCCAAACTGACCGTCATTGTAATCTCTTATAATTAAAAACACTTGGCCATTACCAAGAGTATTTAAATATATTTCTGAGCCTGTATTTACTGTGCTGCTTTTTAAAACAACATTAGTTAATACAGATCCAGCTAATGTTCTAACCTGCGCTTTTTCGTACGCAGTTCCTTCTCTATTTACAGAAAGGAAAAAGCCTAAAGGAACATAATCTGGTATGTTATTAATAGATGGCTGATTGCCAAGTATATAAGACTTTAGGCTGTCTATCGTATAATTTTTGGTAGCTAATGCGGAACTTGAATTTGCATCAGTACCCAAAAGTTTATCACTACCTTCAACTAATGAGTCAATGGTATATGTACTGATTCTTGCCATAATTATTTATTTTTTAATAAAGTCCCGTTACTACTATTTTTTACTCTTTGAGTTATTGGTTTATTGCAATCACAATTTTTACCACTACCACAGTCGCATCCTTTTGTATCAATGCCGGGTAACCCTTTATATAAGTGCTTTTCGTTTTTCATCGTACTATGCGTCTGTTATTAATGCTTCAACTACACCATTTACTGTAATAGTGTCACCAGCTGTATATTTGTATTCTTGAGCGATACCTTCAGGCGTTTTAAAGATTATGATTGGGTAAGAAGGTGCACTAGCCCCTGTTGGGGTTACTGTCATTACAGCTGTAACACTGTTAGGTCGTACCTTTACATCATATACTAAGTTTGCCACATTTGTATCGTATGTTCCGTTTGTATTTTGATTTGGTCCATTAGTCATAAACGGGCGTAAAACCACACCTGTGATTTTAACACCTGCCGATGGTGCAGCTGAAGTATAAGTTATTTCACCTGTAGTACCGTTAACTGATGGAGTTATAGCTAAAAATCCCATGTTTTATTTTTTTTGGTTGTTAAATTTTTTAATTGCTTGACTATATACTTTATCTATATATCTATTGCGCTTCATTATTTTATTGCGCTTTGCTGATTCGGGTAGATCCTCTTCGTTTATTAATATTCTATATATTCTATTTATTAATAATTTACCTTTTTGGCTTACTTTATATTTATTGTGATCGCCTCGCCTTCCAACTCCTTTGTGTATTTTTTCAATCCACCCATTTCTTTGAAGTCTATAAAAACGTTCTTTATCCCAAGAGTAATATAAAGTGCCTTCTTTAAAATCTTCTATTGTAAAATATTTAATAGGATCTAAGTAAAATAATAATTCTAAATCAGCAACACCTAAATCGTAGTTTGTGCAGGCCCATCTTGATACAAGTCTATAGTATTTTAAAAAATCAACTTTTAGCTCGCCTCGCTGTGCGAAGTCGCTTCTATCCATTATACAATAGCCACTACGTCTCTCAACATAATAACCTTATATATATCGTTGCCTTGTTCAATTTGATGGCCTGCTACTCTATCAAACAATATAACTTGATCTTTTTCTAATTGACTAGGACCGGATGAAATTACCCGGCCTTGTCTGTATCTTATGTCTTCTCTATGTTTTTCAGCAAGTTCTAAACCACCTGCTGTTTTCTTAGATTGTTCTAAAATTTCTTTTAATATAATATAATTACCTATAGCTTTCATTATTCTCTCACGTTACTTACTACACATTCTGTTGATAAAATTGTTGTTGCTACTGAAATAGCACTACTGAGTGCTGTCTTAGTAACTAGCAATGGGTCTATAATACCCATGTCTATCATTACTTTTTGACAACCGCAGTTTACGTCTACGCCAATGCCCCAACCATCTAGTGTATAAGATTTTGGAGATAAGCCAGCGTTATCTAATATTTTTGTAAATGGCGCAACCAACGCGTCTTTTAGTATATCTACACCCTTAAGCTCGCCTTGGTTTAATTCTAACTTCCAATCCGCTGTTGCCGCATAAGCTAAAGCAGAACCACCACCTGGTAGTATTCCTTCTTTCTTAGCCGCACGAACTGCGTGTATAGCATCATCTACTCTGTCTTGTTTTTCTTTTAGTTCTACCTCAGTTGCCGCACCTACATAAATTACAGATACACCTCCTGATAATAAAGCTAAGCGATCATTTAAATGTTTTGTAGTAACAAAATGATCTTCTTTCTCAAGTTCAGTTTTTAAATAATCAATACGCTCTTGTACTTCGTCACTTTTTTCTGACACAACAAGTACAGTACCATCTTTATCTGAAATGGCTTTATCAGCCGACCCTAACATGTCAGTGGTGATAGCATCAATAGAATCACCAAGTGACTCATCAAATACTTTCGCTCCGACAAGCAATGCGAGATCCTCCAATATATCTTTACGTTTTAGACCGAAACTAGGAGGTTCAACAACATTGACCTTAATATTGCCCTTTACTTTATTCATAGCTAACGCAGTTAATGGCTGCGATTCTAAAGGTGCAATAAGGAGTATGGATCTATTGGTCTTAATAGCATACTCCAAGATGTCTTGAATTTTTCTTACATTAGGTATACTAGAAGCACTCATAAAAATCAAAGGATTTTCTAGCTCGCTAACTTCTTTTTCTTTGTTAGTATGGAAGTGAGGAGATTTTGAGGTGCTACCTATTTTAGTTCCTTCTACAGAATCAATGTAAGTATCATTAGTAGGTGATGTTTCCATGGTAACAATACCATTATCACCTGCATTTAAAAAGGCTTGTGTAATTAAGTTTCCTAGATCGTGATCGTTGTTAGCAGATATAATAGAAACGTCGTGTAACATCTTATCATCCACTTGTAGTGCTCTTTTAGTTAGCTCATCTACAACAACACTAGATAACTTATTAATACCAGACTTAATGTCTCTGAAGGAAAACTTGTTACCTTCTAATTTAAAATAAGAATCTATAATAGCTTTAGTAAGTACTATTGACGTTGTGGTTCCATCACCGGCAACTGATGCCGTGTTCTGCGCAGCTTGCTTCATCATAGATACAGCTAAGTTTTCAACTGGATCTTGAAGTAATATACTGTTGGCTACAGTAACACCATCTTTAGTTACGTGAGGACCACCGAAGTCGTCTTCTAATATTACAGTTTTACCGCTAGCTCCTAATGTAGAGCCAACGGCATCTGCTATCTTTTCTATTCCTTTAATTAATTTGCTTTTAGCTTCGTCTTTAAAATATGTTTTCTTAACGAGCTTTGGTCCGCCAAATTGTGTCATTTAATTGTATTTAATTTAATTTAATTTTATTTTAGCAATTCCATTTACGACGTGCTGCTCTTCCTCTTTCTGAGGTCCAGCTTTTTGAACGTGCGCAAAATGATTTTCTTCGCTTAGCAGCTTTACTGCCCTTTTTTAATTTAGAAGGTGGTGTAGTAACAGCTGTTTTAAGCTTACTACCAGGATTAGCTTTTTTATAAGCTTTAACACCTTTAGCAGTCATACCGCCTCCGGCTTTTTTACCTGCGCCACCGCCCTTCTTAACCTTCGCATAATAGCCTAATGACTTTTTGCGAGAAGGAGCTGGTTTTCTTTTTTTAATAGGCATTAAGAGCTAAAGTATTTTTTTACTTTTTTATATACTTTCTTGCCTTCTTCTAATAAGTCTGTATTTTTTTCGTATTGACCTTTAATTGTAGCACGACCTTTTACACCACCTGCACTAATATTTTGAGGACCGCGTGGAGCTTTATTAGAAGATGATTTTTTCTTCTTCATATTTTCGCTCTGCTTTTTGTAATAAGCTACTTTTTGGTCAGCAGTCATTCCTTCTGTACCTAACTTACGTTTTTTATCATGCCCATCATTTAGTGGAGCATCTCCTTCGGTTCCGTAATTAATGCCCGATCCCATATATTTGTTTATAGCAGTATCTCTAAATGCGCCAGGAGAATCTTTTTCTCTTGAGCCGGGTTTCATTGAATAGTTCATAGGTGTTCCGTAATTTAATGGTTCTTTATTTTTAGCCTTCTCTTTCTTTTTCTTTGCTACTACTGATTTTGCCTTTGGGCGTGTAGTAGAGCTTAACGTACCATCTGCTTTTTTTACCAAGCGACCGGTATTTTTAAGTTTAGAGCTTTTATCTACTAATCCTTTCTTTTTAATAGCATTTGCTCCTTTTTCTGTAACCACACGTGTTGTGTTACCTCCTCTTGTTGATTTGATACCTCTAGTACCCGCTGAACCTGCTACTTTACCTTCGCCTCCTGTTCCTAGTCCACTATTAACACCTCTGGCTTCACGCTTCGCACTGCTGTCTTCTTTAATTCTTCCTTTACCTTCACGAAATGCTTGTGTTGCACGTTGTTTCTTTTTAGCTTTTTGCTCTTTTAGGTATTTGTTTGCTTTGCTCATAATTTAATATTTTCTTTTACCTTCTATTTTTGTTCCTTTACCGTCGTTTCCGCGGTTTGCTTTTACGCTTTTAAATTTTCGGTCTTTATGATCGTAATCTTTATTGGTCAGAGATCTACCCGCCTTCTTTGCAGCTCTACGTTTCTTTTGGCTATCTGCTCGTTTTTTCTTACGTGCTGGTGAATTCGCATATTGCAAATCCCGCTTAGCCTTAGCCGCTCGGGCTTTAAGGGTTAGTTTCTGACTCATTATCTTTAAGTATTTTCTTAGCAGCTATTCTATCGTCGTAATCTAATGCTGCTTTTAAAATGATTTTATCCATAACATCATCTTGATTTTCAAGAATTTGCCTTTGTAGGTTAATAATCATTTCTTCTAAATTATCTTTGGCTGCTACTAAAGTTTCAATCTGATGTTCTTTCTTTTCTAGACTTGACTTTAAAGCGTTGACGTCATCAGGCTTAGCTCCTGTGATTGTACTAACCACAAGACCAATAGACGCTGATATAGTACCAATCAACATCATAACAACTTCTTTGTTGGTTTCTAGAACCGGGTATCGCATTAAAATAAATATGATTGCCATTACTAGTAGGAATATAAATAAGCTTCCTACGTAGTGTCGTATTTCTTTGGCTACGCCGTTCTTTGGGAGTTTCATTTTTTGGTTTTGCGTTTAGTTGTTTTTCTTCTTATCTGAGACGTTTTTCTACCCATACCAACTCGCTTCTTTTCTGCAACCGCTTTCTTCTTTTCTGCGGGAGACATTTCTCTCCACGTCTTTACAGTACTACGAGATACTCTTTTAGATGGGCGGCACTTTTTTGTTTTTTTATTTTTAGTGGAACCACAAGCATTGCCTTTTTCGTCAGTCCACTTTTCTTTAAACCAACGTTTAAGTGCTAATCCTTTTTTAGTTTTTCTTACTGCCACTTTTATGAATTTTTTGTATTGGGAAATTAGCATATAATGAAGCCCCAGGGTGCTTTACAAATTTACCTGTATGCTTCATAAGTTTATAGCTATTTCCTTTTTTCATCCAATGGTAGCTATCGGGCGCTTTTACGCGCTTTGTTTTACCAGCTGCCATTTTACATATATCTACCGCTACCCATTCTACTAAAGTCTGGACCTTCTAAAGGAAGACTTTGACGTCTATCATAATCTTGATTGATTATTCTATCTGAAGCCGGACCTAGTATTGCATTAGAGCTTCCACGTGGAACTGCGCTCGGAATTGGTTCTGGTCTAGCAGGGTTTACAACAGCTTGTGTAAAGCCTCCTGCGCTTGGAGCGCTAGCTGTACCTCTTGACTGATTGTTAACAGCTGATGCAAGACTTGCTTGTGTTTTAGTAAAAAAGTTTTCAAGCTGTGTTGCAGGCGCTGCAGGTGATGCTGCACTACCGCCACCGCTTCCGCCGCCGCCGATATTATGTTTAGATAAGGTATCTGCTGCTGCTTGTATATTATCAATATCACCTTGGTAGAGCATAGGGGAATCCCCTTCTGATCTAACTGCCGATGCAAATGAATCTGGAAGCTTACCCGCTGCTTCTGCTGCGCGTAACTTTTCGTTAAAATCTAAAGGCGATCTAGAATGACCGCATGGTGTGCTTTTGGGGTTCATCCCCTGTGAGCCTAAGTTTTGCGGCCCTATTCCTTTTATCATATCTTTATGTTTTTTATTATGCCCAAGTTTCTTGATATAATGCCGTAACTTCTGCGGCACTAATTTCTCTATTAAATACTCTTAAATTAACTAGTTTAGTTCTAGGGGCATCTTGCCCTTGTGAAAAAGAAGCTACATTGGTTCTAGTAAGAGTTCCACCACTTCTGGTTTTTGTGCCACCTAAGCTATTGTCTATATAAATCTTAGTTTGGTTAGATCCGTTATAACTTACTACTAGATGATGCCATGTGCCCGTAGACATATTTGGTATTCCTGTAGCCACGTTACCTAACGCATCAAACAAATAAACACCATTATAAGCTTCTCTTTCTATATCTAAAGAAAGTATTAGCGTGTCATCTGTATGACGTCCGGTTTGATACACCCAAAAAGATTCAGTTCTTTTGGTTGTTGGTAGACTTGTTGTAAAAGCCCCACCATTTGATGTTGATCCTGATCCTGTAGGAGCAAAGCTCTGTGTTCCGAATCTTACAATACTGGTAGTATAACCTTCAGCAGGCCCGGAAGATGGTGCAGTGGCATTATAGTTGCCTGATTCATCATTTAAGTTCCCTTGAAATTTATACCAGGCTATACCGCTTCCATCGCCAAAAAAATCTACCCCGCCTGCGGCTGCTGCTGGTACAAATAATTTTTTACCGTTTACACTCATACTAATAAGTTATTAAGTATGACATAACTGAAGCTTTGGTTGTTTTACTATTTATTGCTGCTTCATGAGCATCACACGCTGTTCTTACCGCTGCTCTACTATCTAGAGTCGCTTGATCTGTGGTATTGCCTAGTTCAGTATCTCTTACTATTATCCAATCAGTAGCCCTTAATATAGACCCCGCATCTGATTTAGCTAATGCTATTTGCTGAGCTTTTAACTCTGCAAGAGTTTCTTCCCATGTAATATCTACAATAGCGTATACAAACTGATTGTTATCCGAATCAAATGATATATCGCCTAGCTCCTGTATTGAATCATTATATTCTGGCGTGACCAAATTATAGAATCCATACCCTTGTAGCTCACTGTCTGATAGCAAATCGAATCCTCCAATTATATTTCCATATGATTTGGGAACTGCTGGGAACGTTTTTATAGTTCCGTTATAATCTTTTGCTTTCATATTATGGTGTTGGATCTGTTGCTGAGGTAGCTACTGTATATGCAAATACTGCATTTACACTATTATCATCTAAACACTCTACTTGTAATACATTAGGATCGGAAGATCCGTCGTAGTCGCCGCCGACTTTATGGAATGTAGAACTGCTAGTAGCGTCGGAAGTCAATGTTAATGTTTGAGCTCCTTGCAAAGCATATATAGTTAATACTTGCCCTGTTACAAATCCTGTAAAGTTTAATGTAGCTGCACCGGTTAACGATGCATTCATTTTATATACCGCGGCTGCCGACCAGTCAACACTAATAGTACCAGACGTACCGCTTATAACCGCTGCGTCTGTATAACGCGCTTCTAATACATCCGATGTTACTTTAGTTAATGACATATCTTATTTTTTTCCTTTGTTCTTTCTACACTTTGCTATAGCTCCAGAAGCATAAGCAGATGGAAATACATCATACCTTGCTTTCACACTATGGTAGCAACTGTCCTTTAATGGGAATGGTGAAGATAGGTTTGAACCTGATCGTCTTCGACTCATTCTTCTTCTTGTTCGTGACATATTATCTTTTCTTTTTAGCTGCAGCTTCTAAGAATCCACGTTCGTATTCTAACTGCTTTTCCATATCTAATATCCTGTCCTCAAGGTTGTTTATAACCTTTATCTTTTTATCAAGACGCTCGTGCACAGTTGTAAGCTCATTCTTAATAGCCGTAAACTCTGCAAATACACCGCCTGCTGTAAACACAGCAACTAAAAAAGATAGCACGATAGACATGTTATTTTTTATAAATGTATCCGGCATAACTCTAATTTTATTGTTTCGTATATAGAAGTTTTGTATAACACATATGTATTTGATAACCAAGTACATAGGAAAATCATATTATATAAAGCCCCCATATATGCAATAAATGTAACGTTTTACTATCATATTTACAGTAAAACATACAATATCCTATCAATATGACATGCCATTGTAACAATATACGTGTCAATACGTTGCATTATTATCGTTTATACATTGTTATCGTCACATTATATACGTTTATTACATTGTTTTGTTGTTATATACGTGTATATATTCTATTATCACTGCATATATAATAATTGTACATTAATGTTTTATAGTATTTACTTTTACAATTGTGTTATTAATAATTATATCTTAGTATTTTAATTATTTAATAGTATATATTATATTATAGTGCAATATTTGCAAAAAGGGACATTTTTACTTTATTGTTACATTTTTGTAGTTATATTAATAAAAAATACACAACAAATATTATTAACATGTGATAATATAAGTGTAATTAAAATATAAGTATTATGAATGTAAGATTAAAGATAGTAAAAGAGTTAGCTAAGTTTAGAGAAAAAACATCCTTTTATATTAAAGATTACTGGGGAAGTGAGATTCAAATTAAAAATGAAATAGAAATTATAAATGAATTAGATAAGATTGTAAACTTAGATAATGAAATGAAATATGATGAAACCATTATAGAATGGTATGAAAGAATGTTAATGCTAACTAAAAAACTAATATAATATGAAAACAGAATATACTTTTGAAAGCTTAAATGAATGGAGTAATGGTGACTTAATATGGTTAGTATTAGAAATGCAAGAAGAATTAAAAAATAAATAATATGAAAGAATTAAGAATGAAAAGACTTCAAAAAGAAGTACAAGAAAGAGTGTTAATGAATGATGGAAATCTTAATAAAAGCTTCCAAGATGTGTTAGATCACTTATATAAAGAACATGAATTGTACTGGGATAATGATAGAATTGTTCAATCAATGGATGTTATGCGAGATATCAACGCCTTAAAAGAAATGATAAACAAATATAATACACAACAAAATAACTAAAGTTGTGATAATATAAATGAGAGTTTTATAAAATTGATTGCCTCTCTTAAAACAATATTAATCAATGCAGGGCACAACTTTAAAAATATAAATTATGAACATGAAAGACTTATTAGCTTACTCAGCTCAACAGAAAAAAGAACGTGCAAACCAGTGGAAACAAGTAGATGGCTACGACACTATCCAAGGATTCACACAGAAAGAGTTTAATGAGTCCGTGAAACAAATTAAGCGTAAGACCTCAACAACTAGACGAACACACTCTAAAGGTAATTTATGGACTCACAACAGTTTACCTAGAATTAAGCAAGATATACTATAAAATACACAACAAAATAATTTAATGTGTGATAATAATATAAAATAAAACAAATGACTACAATAAAAAAATTAATAACAATCGAGAATATAATCCGAATAATTGCAATAAGTATTTTCATTCCATTATGGCTTGTAACAATGTACTACGGTGTAATAAAATTAGGATTCACAAATCTCGGCTACTAAAATAAAAGATATGATAAAAGCAATAGTTAAAGATGTAGAAAGCGGTGCAATACCAGCTTACAACCGAAGTTTCAACGATACATTCCTTTACAAAATATATAAAGGTAAAAAACAAATGTATTCTGACCATGACGAAACAATGCCTGGTGTTACCATGTACTTTCAAAACCGTCACGACCCTGCAACAACTATTGTATACTGTCCAAATATAAACGATGCAATTGAAATTATCGAATATCAAGAAACAAATCGAATTGCAATTGAGCGATCACAAAAATCCTTAGGCGAATACATTCGTAAAAATAAAATGTACTAATGAAAAAAACTAGAAAGAATAGCAGAAAAACTATTGCAAAGATAACGCAAGAACGAATAAAAATAATTGAACAAGAATATTGGGAAAGATATAACTCGGGTATTCCACAATGGCAACAAAATATGTACTAAAATACACAACAAAATAAATACAAACGTGATAATAATATAAAATAAAACAATATGGAATTATATAGAGCATTACACAATTGGAAATTAGAAGCAATGGACCAATCATTCAGCGAAGATGCATGGCATGCGTTTCACCAGGGTGATATAAACAATCAAGATGACTTCTACGATTTCTTTCATGAATGGATTGACAACGCAGTTATCTACACACGTGATTGCGAAGCTATACTAGAAGGCAATTCCGAGTATCATTACAACGAGCATGATGTTTACGGTCGACCTGAAAACATTGCTCAAGCTGCCTTTGCTTGTCTTTACGATTATCTTATGGATAGTCCTGACACAGTAACCTGGGTAGAAATGGAGCATGTATTACACGAAGCAGACACTAAAATAAAATAATATGAACAAAATGATTGAAACAATAGCAAGTCACATAATCGAAGAAATTGATGAGCACATTGATAATACTATACACTGGCAACTCGACGATGACACCATCGAGTATTCTGCCGAGCTAGAATTAAAAGTAAAACAACAAGTGCTATTTAGCCTTATAAAACGAGTAACTAAATGATAGATA